ATCCGTTGAGTGGACCAGGCATAGCCAGTCAGGTGGCGGAAACTACTGGCAACGTTGCCTCAGCGATCAGCCAGAAGGCACAGGACGTCACCCAGGCGGTGCAGCAAGTGGGTCAGGACGTCGGCGGAACTGTGCAGCAGGCTGCTCAGGGTGTCGGCGGAGTAGTCCAGGACGTTGCCCAGCGTGCTCAACGTGGTGGCCAGGCTGCAGCGGATGTGCTCGAGCAGCAGCGCCAGCAGTTGATCCAGCCCACCAATAGCGACCCGGTTCAGCAATCCATTCAGAACGCCCGTGCGTTTCAGAATGGTGACTGGGCGGCGCTCGCCGACGGGACCATGAACATGCTACCCGCGGTGTCGCGCGCCGGCGCGAGCGCGGATCTCTCTCAGTCGGTATCGGCTGGTCTTACCGCCGCGGGTGTCGATCCCAATGTCGCGAGAGTCCTGGGTCAGGTAGCCAATGTCGCTGGCCAGGTGGGACTCGAGCGAGCGCTCCCCGGTGCTATGCGTGCTGCCGGTCGTGGCGCGGGTGCGGTTCTTACCTCGGCATTCGAGGCGATAGACCGTGTTATGCCGCCCCAGGTCGCGTTTGCACAGACCTTGTCGTCAGCCGAACGGGACGCTGCGGAGCAACTGCTGTCTGAAGCACGGTCGACGCTGTCCGCGGGTGGAATCGCGCCTGACCTCGAGCAGCAGTTGCGCTCTCATATGGACGCGCTCCAGCAGCGACTGACCAGCGAGGCCGCGCCGAAGACTCCCGAAGCACCGGCAGCAATTTCTGCCCAGGTCCAACCACCGGCGCAGCCTGGGCCCGCGTCTGCCGAGCCCGTCGGCGCGAGTGCCGACCTGCTGCAGAGCTTGCACGATCAGGCTTCTTCACGCGGGGCAGACCCAGCAGCTCTGGACGCGCTACAGGCACAGATCGATGCCATGCGCCCACAAACCGCTGCAACCGGAGCAGGTGGTGGGGGAGCCGGCGGCGGTGGAAGAACAGGAGCCGGCTCGGCGACTGCTGGCGGAACGCCGTCACCAACACCACCACCGGGACCAGCGGCGCCACCAGCCGGAGGTGGACCTGGTGTCACGGTGCCCGGTGTATCTCGCATCGGCCAACTCATTGCTTCCGCGATGGGTTCCACCGAGAACCTGCCGCCCCAGGTGCGCGCGCCGATTGTGCAGTTCGCCAATATGGTCGGGAAGCAGTCCGATGCGGCGTCGGTCATGGCCCACAGCAGCCACCTGCTCGCTGGTGGACTGGACGACGCAGGCGATTCCATCAGGCAGACGCTGCGGAGTGATGCAACGCAGCAACTGATTCGCGATCTGCAAGCGCAGCGACTCGCGGTACCCGTGGGTGACGCGCCAGCGGGTTGGCGCACGGTGACTGACGTTCCCCAGAGCCCGCTCTCGAACTACGCGTTCGATCCCAGCGTGGTCGGTCCAATCAAGGCAGTCATCGATCGCTCGGCGATCGCGGGCAACCCGCTTGGCAGCACGATTCTGAATGCCGTCGGCACCGCCAAGAGCACATTGTTCTCGCTCTCCAACTTCCACACCATCACGGAAGGTCTGAACGCAGGATTCAGTTCGCGGCAGACACTCAACAATTACGTTCGTGCGTTTCTCAGCGACAGCTTTACGCAGGCTGCGCGCGGAACGATGTCAGACACTTTCGACGCTGCTGCTCAAGCGGGTGTCACGGGGCTGTCTGGTGCAGGACGAGCGAGCGCTGACGTTCCTGGGCAGCTCGGCAACGCGGTCTGGCGGCGCGCAATCTCAGGCACGGTTGGCGGCATCGGCGGTGCCGCATCTGGCTATACCGAAGCGAAGATCGGTGGAAAATCGGACGAGGAAGCACGTCAGCAAGCGCTCATTGGTGGTGCTGCTGGCGTCGCACTGGGTGCGATCCCACTTGGTGGACGTGGCACGGTGCCCGAGATCCTGCAGTCATCGCTGTGGGAGCGAGCGGTGCCGATGGCCAAGGCCACCGCATGGGACGCGCTCACCAAGGGTGGACTAGCGCCAGACGTTGCCGCGAAGGTAGTCAACGAACGCTTTGGCGGACTGAATTACGCGGCGATGGGTCGGAATCCTACGCTCATGGACGCGACGCGCCTGCTGGTTCAGGCTCCCGACTGGACCGAGTCAACGGTCCGTCAGCTCGGGTCGGCCATGTTCGGTGGCACCGGGCAAGGAGTGCGCGCGGGATTCCTGGCCAAAGCCATCGCGGGGACGTTGGCCGTGACCGAGGTGGCGAACTACGCGTTCAGCGGTCATTCAACACTGGAGAACCAACCAGGCCACCAGTTCGAGATAGAAGTGCGCGACCCATCCGGTGGGTTCATGCACATTGGCTTGCTCCCTGGCAACGTCCAGAGCTTTCTCAATGAAGGCAACAAGTTGACGAGTGACGACAGCGCAAAGCGTGCCGCTGACCTGACCAACTTCGTGACCGGGCGATTGTCTGAGCCGGCGCGGCTGATCTCAGAGGCAGGACAGACTGCAGCGGCTGGTGGCTCATCGTTGCGAACGCCGTATGCAGTGGGCAAGGCGGGACCTGTCGCAGGCTTGCTTTCGACGCTGTCGCCTGTCGGCATCTCGCAGGTGCAGCAAGGCACCGAGGAGGGTGGCGTCGATCCGAAGTTAGCGGTCGCCATGGCAGCGGCCGGTCTCAATCCGCGGTACACCAGTGCTGCAGCGGCACAGCGATCTGGATTTACCGCACCAGGACAGCCAGCGCGTGTGGTGCCGAAGCCAGCACCGAAGAGCGTAGCGCCTGCACAGAAGCTGCTTCCGGCGCCGGCGAGAAAGTCGTAATGCGACAATGAGGTTCCCAGAAGCCTGATGCCAGACCTGAGCGGGATTCCGGTTGTCGGTCCGACGCTAAGCTCCCACGGCATCGGTGCGCCAGATCCACCCGCAACTCCTCCGGATACCAGTCAGCGCGACCAGATCGTCGCTGCGCTGGCCGCGGCTCACGGTGGCATCTTTGGGAAGCCGGCACCGCAGACGACCAAGGGGACTGGCGGTCAGCTCCAGGCAACCGGTTACGACCTGTACACCTTCGGCGACGGCACGACAGTCGAAGTGGACCCCGATACGGGTGCGACGCAGAACCTGAAACTCGCACCGGTCAAAACAACGGCGACGAAGACACCGCAGGATGTCCTCGGCGACCAGGGCCTGTACATCGTCGGCGGCAAGGTCTACCAGAAGAACCCAGACCCGAACGGTCTTCCAATTGAGACCGACGCGAGTAAGGCGACGCAGGTGCTCGCCGACGCGAAGACTCAGGCCGACACGACGCTGGCGCAAGCGCAGACCGCCAAGGCCGACATCGACGCGAAGATCGCCGCGGACCCGACCAATCAGGCGCTCCAGCAGCAGAAGACCCAGGCTGATAACGCGCTGACGGCAGCCCAGACGGCCAGTCAGCAAGCCACTGCTGCCGCGACCGCGATCGATACCCAACTCAAGCAGGCAGCCGCACCCAGCCAGATCGCGCTTGCCGGTGCACAGGCCACCAACCTGCAAGCCACTGCCGCAGCGACCGCGGCCACGACGCCGTCCACGGTCGCGCTCAATAACGCCCAGGCCGCGAAGACAGCGGCGGACGCAGCACTTGCCAGCGACCCGACCAATATCGCGCTGCAGCAGGCCAAGACGCGGGCTGACACTGCACTCGCTCAGGCACAGGCCGCGGCTACCACCAAGCCGACTGCGCTCACTGCCGACACGGTGTCGCCATACATCCCGACGATGGACGCCTCCGGGCAGATCACCTACCAGCCCAATCAGAACCGGATCACGGCGACCGAAGCGACGAGCCAGTTGGCTTCGCAGCTTGGGCTGAAGGTCGCCGCCGGGTCGATGTCCGAGAAGGACGCGCAGGCGTTGATCACCAACGCGATCAACACCATGAACGCGCACGTCCAGGAGCAGCAGAACCAGATCACCGCTGCTGGCGACATCCTCTCAAACGTTCGAGGCAACGCACAGACCGGTGCGGGCTTGCTGCAGCAGCGAGCGCAGACCGCGCAGGGCATGCTCGGCCAGGTTCTTGGGATCGCGCAGGGCGGCACGGCATCGGGCAGTCTGGGCGGCGGCATGATGGCCGCGCCGGCTGGCGTCGGCGGGCAACTGGTGAGCGGCATCAGCAACTGGACCACGGGGCTGATGGGTGGTCAGGGGACCATGGACTCCGCGGCCAGACTGCTCCAGATGGCGGACCCGCGGAGCAGTCTGGCGGACCCGTCGTCGCAGCAAGCGATCAGCACGCTCGCGCAACTGATGGACAAGTACCACCAGGCCACCGGCATGCCGCACCCCGCGGTGGCGGCGACGCAGGCAATGCAGCAGAGCGGGCAGAACGGCGGGATGGCCGCTCCAGCGACGGCACCGAATCCTGCGTACGCCTCGACTGGCGCCGGCGCGGTCACGGCCGGGTATGCGGGCAGTGGAGGCAATCCGTGGGGAAACGCGCCTAACGGGTTCCCCGCCCCGACGACGGTCCAGAGCCCGTACTCCTCGAGTGGACTCGGGCCGGTGGGCGCGGGCTTCGCGGCTCCGAGCACGGCGTCGCCGACCATCGTGATTCATATGCCAGGTGCTGCCTGATGCCACAGTTTCCCAATCCGAACGGCGGAGCCCCGCTGCAGGTTGCCAACGAAGCCGAAGCGCGGGCCCAGGGCTGGACTCCCTCGATGGGGTCGATGGGTGTCCTGTCGTATCCCGATAGCGGTGGCGGGAGTTCAGGCGGAGGTAGCGGCGGAGGCGATGCGGGTGGCGGTAATGGCGCTGCACTCGGTGCCGCCATCGACAAACTCCTGGGAGCTCGAGCTTCTGGTGATAAGGCGGCGTTCGACGAAGCGGTCCGTCAGTTCAACCAGAACTTCGGCCTGAGCCAGGCTGCCACCACCGGTACGTACAACGGAGCGCCCACGCTCGCCGCGCTCAAGCAGCAAGCCGACATCGCCGCGCAGAAGTTGCTGGGCGCGCAGAACGACGCCACGCTGACCGGCACCTATCAAGGCCAGGCAACCCTCGCTGCACTCAAGCAGCAAGCCGACATCGCGTCACAGCAACTGCAGAACGCGATGACCGCGGCCGGCTTGACCGGCACGTACAACGGGGCGCCAACACTGGCCGCGAAGCAGCAGCAGTACACCCAGCAGATGGGCGTCATCAACGCTGCCCAGACCGCGCAGGCGAACCCGTTCCTCCAGCAGCAGCTCTACGGTCAGGCCAACCGCATTTTTTCAGGGCAGCGCGTACCAGGTTTTCAGGCTCCGGGGACGGTCGCGGGCGTCGGTACAGCGGGTGGCAACACGCAGGGCGGCCTCGGATATTTGTCGCAAATGATTTCAGATATTCGAGATCCAACCCCGAACCAGACCACTGCGGACTCGTTCCTGGCGCAGACGCCGACCCCGAACAAGATCGACTCGCAGTCGTTCCTGAGGTCCAACCCGAGCACCCAGAACGTCATCCTGCAAGCTATGCAACAGCGCTACGGCGTTGACCCTAAGGATGCTTTAAGTCAGATAAACGCGACGTTGCCTCAATTCGTTGCCCCAAATACAACCGGGACAATCCGGAGGGGTTGATGCCACTCAAGAAGTCAGGCTCAAAAGCTGCGGTTTCTCAGAACATCAGGACCGAGATCAAGGCCGGGCGTCCACAGCGTCAGGCCGTCGCAATCGCGCTTAGCGTTGCCCGTCGAGCGAAAGCTGATACGGCACGCCGCGCTGGGAAGCGCTGACCGCTCCATGCAGCCGAATGTCGATGACGCGCAGGTTTTCGGGGCGGTTGTCTCGTCGGTTCCGGTTGATGTGGTCGACATGTTCGCTGGAGAGCAAGGGTCGCCCGAGAATTTGCTCCATAACCCACCGATGCTCTGGCAATCGACGGCCATTCACGGTCACTCGCTTGTAGCGACCGCCATCGATAAGCGCCGTAGCCTCCGCCTTACAGGGAACAGAACAATACTTTCGCAAACCACGGCGACTAGGCGAATACGTGAAGGTAATCAGGCAGTGACGGCAGATTCCTTCGAGTCGGGCATAGTTATGTGCACGTTTGCCGCGAATCGACGCAAGCCGAATCGCCTCACGGTCCTCCCTGTTGCCAAGGTTCTGACAGCGTTGAGAGCAGTACCGACCACGTCCGCGCGCCCAGGCGTGTTGCGGTACGTACACCGTCCGACCGCAATTGGCACACGCGGACGTCACTCCGTGTCTCTCCCCTCTCTTCGCCACCTATCTATTATAGCCGTGAAGCAAGCCGTAGCTGCAGCCTACGCAACCCAGCGAGCGGCGGCGAAGGGAAAGAAATAGATGCCTGGCGACTGGGAAAAATCGGTCCATCCCGACCTGGTCGACGACGAGCCTGAAGAGGCGTCATCGACGGGGGCTTCAGCGCGCGCCGCTAAACCCCAACGCGCTGAGGTCGGCGACTCGGTGCCCTCCAACAACGAGCCGCAAACGCAATCGGATTCGCCTGAGGCCAGCACTTCCCCAGCCGAAGGCGAGTCCGATAAGCCGCTGCCTGACTGGTTTTCTCAAGTCCGCGACGCCAAGGACCCGAAGGAAGCGCTTCGGTCGATTCTCAAGAACGTGCCGTACGACGAGCTCGAGAAGGACGACGTCTTCTCGGGGCTGGTCGGAAACGTGGCTGACCGTCGCGTCAAGGCACTGCAAGCCAAGCAGGAGCGCGACGCGCAGGAAAAGGCCAAGCTGGACGCAGCGGCTAACAACGATCTCTACACCCTGGGTGAGATGACTCAGCGCGAACTGCAACAGCAACTCGCGTCGCAGCAAGCAGCCCAGGCCGCGGTTCCCTTCATGGACGGCGTCACGCTGTTCCAGAAGAGCCGAGACCCAGCCGTCCAGCGGGAGGTCTCGGGCAAGACATTCGGCGCCGGCAAGAGCCACGCCGAAGGAGTGGCAGAATACCTCTCGTCAGTCGTCGACACCACGGTCGAGCTCGAGCTGAAGAAGCGAGAGTCCGCGCTGAGAAAGTCGATACTGGGCGAGGTCAACGGTGACGAGCCTGTCCCCGAGCGCGACTCAGGTACCCCCGGTCGCGTCCGCGAAGTGACAGACGAACAGATCGCCGCTATGTCGCTCAAGGAATACGAGGCGCTGTTCGATGAGAACGGTAGGCCAAAGCCAGGGGTACGCCATCGGTCCACCCGAGGGATACCCGTTCAACAGCGCTAGCGCGAGTTTGCTAGTGACAATATCAGGGGGTACTCCCAGTGGCCACGGGCGTAACGGAGTTCGTTGATAAGACTATTTCCGATGGTATTTTCTCCCCTGACATTTGGTCGAAGCAGGTATTGCGAGCAACGGAATCGAACCTGCTTCTGGCGAAGAGTGTCAACAGGGGCTTTGAGGCAGATGCCAGCGTAGGCAAAACCGTCAAGGTTGCGTCTATCGGTAATCTCGCGGCGCGGGCAAAGACCGAAAACACGGCAATTGTGTACGAGACAGTGGCGGAAACTGCCACCACAATTACCTTGAATATTTGGTCATACGCGGCCCTTGGCATCGAAGATATAGTCAAGGTGCAAGCGATTGTCGACGTCCAGAACGAGTACCAGCAGAAGCTGGGCTACGCGCTGGCGAAGGATATCGACGGTGCGCTCGCGGTCGACGTGGCCGGCTTCACCCAGACCGTAGGCACGCTCGGCACGCCGCTCTCAGACGCCAACGTGCTGTCCGCGGTGCAGCTCCTGGACAACGCCGACGCGCCGCAGACCGAGCGGTTCTTCATCATGAGCCCGGCTGAGAAGGTCGCCAAACTGGCACTCGATCGCTGGAGCAATGCCTTATATATCGGCAACACCTCCATGCCAGCCAAGTCAGGCATGCTCGGCGACATGTACGGGCTGAACCTGGGCATCACCACCAACCTGGTGAAGCCAGCCGGCGGTCAGGCGAACTGCTTCATCTTCCATCGGGAAGCGCTGGCGCTCATTCTCCAGAGGAGCCCCAAGAGCCATATATTCTACGATATAGACGTTTTCACGTGGAAATTAGCCGTGGAAGAAATCTACGGGCATCAAATGATGCGTCCCACATTTGGTGTTTGGGCGAAAGGTGCCGCGTAGATAAGCTAACTCGCAGAATATACCACGCGGACTAACTAAGATGCTTCCACGTTCTGCCGATGCGGAGATTGGTCACCTGATTGGGATGGATGCCAAAACGGGCGGCTACTTCGGCACGAGAGAGGCTGCGACCCTCAGGGCTGCGGATGAAGCGCACGTCAGCCTCTGTCAGTGTGGTTCGGCGTCCACGCGGAATCAGGCCAAGCGACCATGCTCGAGTCTGGTTCTGCGACGGCGTCACCCATTCCAGGTTGGAAATGTGGTTGTTCGTCCGCACCCCATCGATGTGGTCGACGGTATGAGTGGGCGTCAGCGGCGGGTCCAGGAACGCCGCGGCTACCAGCCGATGGACGTAGCGCTGGAGGTGACGGTTGTCGATGGCGAGGATTACGAACGGGTAGCCGGCTCCGGCCAGTCCAGGCTTCAGGATGCGGCCGGCGTACGTGCGCTGACCGTCTCCAATATCTCGGCGGACGCGTCCCCACGAGGAGACGGAGTAGTACCCGTTGGTCTCTTCAACGGGACGCCATTCTTCAGTATCGTCAATAGGCATCGTCACGGACTGACCCT